ATTTACTAAAGAAATTAAACTCTGATGCGTTTACACCCTGATTATTAGGGTTAATAACCTCAAAATCAGATGCTTTAGCACCCTGAATAATAGCACCGGCCTTCCATATATCTCTTGTAAATATCTTTCCTTGCTTAACGGCTGTAGGTGGCTCAATCGCCTGTTGGAACTTACGGACCAGCAATCTAAGTGATTCATCTTTTAAGGCCGCGACAACTCTAGCTGATATAACTAATGGAATACCATAAGCGAAGTCTGTACCCATTCCTTTCAAAACAACCATTGTCATGTTATATCTTCTGTCGTCTGTAATCGTCCATGGGCATTTCTCTGGAGCGTCAAACATTAACACACCATTAATCATAACCATATACTCGTTGTTTGAAGGGTCTATTATGTGAAGTTCCTCAACATCATCTTCTTCTAAAGCATTCATCCTGTAATAATATGGCTCATCAGATAAAGGGGTCCCAGCTTTAACAAAGTCCCAGTTAGGATTAGATTGGTAAAATCTCTTAGCTTCTCTATATGATCTCTTAAAATACAAGATGATATATGGTTGTTCCTGGAATCTGTAAGCAGGAATTGTAATATCCCCAAGATAAACTTGAAGCCCTGACATGAGGCGCTTTTTTGCTATATGAATTTTTTTGGATGGAGAAATTTGTTCCTTGTCGTTTGTTTCTCTAACAAAAACAGCTCTCTGTGTTAATAGCATCATTACTGCCTCTCGCCAAAAATCCTCATCTTTTTCTATTTCGTTTGACCTTCTAACAATATCCTCAAAATCTTTACCAAGATTCTTTATCTCGTTATCCTCCGTATCAAAAGCGTTAATTTCCGGTTGCAAATTTAATGATAGCAATTCATTCGCGACAACTTCAACTTTTTTCTCAATAGTCGGCGAAGAAATACGTACCTCATCCCTATTTTTCTTAGGAACTTGATAAGTATTCGCGTATCTTTTATTCAACTCATGGTCTGTCTCGTAATCAAGGTCGTTTAATTCTGTACAGTTGTTTGATCTCTGGTCACTAGCCTTTGTAATAAGATCTATATAATAACTATATATCTCTTGTTGCTCGGCATTGGGAGTGTATGCTTTCTTTTCTTCTGCTTTTTTCTCAGCATTAAGCCCGGGTGATGTTGTTTTTTTAACTTCCATATATTAGTTTTTATTTAAATTGGAGAATGTATACTATCTGTTAAAGGATTATTGTTGTCATTATTATTATCCATTTGGTCTATATTGCTATGGGCCATGTTGTCTTGGTCTGCCGGTGTAAGAAGTCTCGCTGTCGGCGCATCATCGTCATTACAAAACGTAAGCATTAGAGCATCCATAGCATTTGGAGACTTAATCTTCAACTTAGCCATCCTCTTCTTGCTCATCACCTTAATCCTAGAATTCTGCTCAGTAGCCCTAGCGTATCTATTTGATGACCATTCTTGCTCCCACAACTTATTACTAACAAGTTCTCCACCCTTTAATATCCATGGCCTGAGCCTGCCATAGTAATTTCTTGCTCTTATATTTATATATTTTTCATGATCCTCATCATCTTCACATTTATCACCAACATCAATCCCATTTATATTCTTCCCTAGCTTTGCCAGTTTAACGCATGTCTTCGCACCAACTCCGAACTGGTCGATATAAACATCTTCTTCTGCAACTTTAAACCTATCCATAATACTGAGAGCGATAGCTGCTAATTTTGTTTCATTTGTTTCATCGACTGCCTTTATAATAATTGCTTTAAAAGCATCCCTAACAACGAAAATAGCTTTGTCTGTGCCTGCGCCGGATGGGTCTATCCCCAGTATCGGCTTTGATATAAAAAATTTATTTGATAATTCGTGGTCATTAGGTACCGGTATCTGGATAAGACTGTCTTTACTAAATATAGGTGCAAACCCATCTGAATCAACTTGGTCCTCCTTCGGAAACAACCCTAGAACAAATACTCTGAACGCATCATCCTCTAAAGTCTTATCGTCAAATTCATCTAAAAACTCCTCGTCTACCACCGGTGAGTCCAGTGAAGAAAAAGTAAAAGTCTGATAAGAAGCTTTTGAATGTTTGTCGTCATGGCTCCTCGCAAAATAGCCTAGAAGACGGGTTGGATTAGAAATCATGAACTGAATAGCTGTTTTTTCACTCATCGCACCCCTAGCATGGTCAAATATCTCATCAGGAACGGCTGACGCTTCATCTACAAGAATCAATACGTTTGTGCCATGTAAACCTGATAAAGCCTCTGGGTTCTCCTTACGAGCTGTTTTAGCCCTAGCAAACCACCTATGGTCCTTCTCCCTCTTATCGTCATCACTATCATTAATCAATATATATTTACTCTGCCATTCAAACTTTCCTTTAACTAATTCAGGCGCTCTATTGAGCCAGACTGCACATTCCTTCCAAAGCACATCGAACATCTGAGATTCTGATGGGGATGTACAACCTATCTGAGCGTATGGGTGAGTATATAAAAACCACAATATAATCCAAGCAGCTGTACAACTCTTCCCGATTCCATTCCCGGAGGATATTGAAATCTTACGTGATCCTTTGCCTTTTATTCTCCTCTCAAAAGCTAGTAAGATTAAATGCTGTTGCCATGTAATGTGCTTTCCTCTAACAAATAACTGTTTATTCTTATTTGACTCGTATTTATTAGGGTCGTAATCCTTAATATAATGCTTCGGTTCTATCTTTTCCAACTCTAAATCCTTAATATACTGCTTAACTTCCTTCCTGTACTCCGGTAAAATGGGTTGTGGTGTTAAATGCCATGCCTTTTCAATGAAAGTAATAGGTGACTGTTGCCATTCAATATAAATCTTAGCTTCTTCATCCATCTCTGCTGTCTGCTTTTCGGTTAATTTCTTTTGTTTTTTTACTGGCATTGACTTTTTACTTCGTTTAATATATAATGGAAGTATATTTAATAAATTTAATTTTAAAATTATGAACAACGAAATCATTAACTACAATAAGCATGATTCTTTTAGTATCTTCTGCCAGACAGTCTTAGGGGTGCAAGATATAACTAAGTTTTTACAAGAAAAATATACATCAGGTATGAGTTGTAACCACTTGTCAGAACATTTTCTAAAAGAATATGGAGTAAAAGTTACAGCAAAAGGAATTGAATATTATTTGAAAAAAAATTATATCTATAATTCAGATGGCCAGCTTGTCCCAGATTCTGATTTTTCAATGAGAACTAAAGCTTTAGCTAAAAGAAATGCTATGTCTAAAAAGAGAATGGTATATCGTAAGAAACCTGAGCATGAAAAATATAAATCCAAAAGTATTAGTGCTGGGACTAGAATGGAGTTATTACTGGAAGCTGATTACAGATGTTCTCTTTGTGGTAATGGGCGACATAACGGATCATCTCTTGAGATACACCATAAGGATTTTAATGAAAAGAACAACAACAATTCTAATTATCAAGTACTATGCTTCTTGTGCCATCGCGGATTGCATAGTCTTAAAAATGAAGAATAACTAATAAATATATTAAATAGTGCTTGATTAATTTTAAGTGCTATTTTTTTTGCCTATACTGATTTTATCTTGTTTTGTCAATAGCACTTCTGAAATTTTGGAAAAAATTATGTAGGGACGTATATATAGGATGGGTGGGTATGAATATGCGGGACGGCTCTGATTTGATAGATTTTTAAAATAAGACAATGTTCTGACAATTTTGTCAATAGCTATTAATGTAGACCAATGTTTTATTGCATTATATAAATATATCAATACTTATTATTATAACTTCGCTTAACCATTAAGATAGGACGTGATATATAGATTAAGCGAACCTACCCTTATACGTTGCTTATATTAGTCAATATATTTTAACTATATATTTACATATCTATAATGAATAAACATAACTTGACAAGCTTGTCAATTACTCTTCTTGTTCTTCTTGTTTAGTCCTCCAGCCGTTAAGCTCTGTTAAGCTCTTGGCTCCTGAATGATTGACTTGTTCTACTTCTGTCTTCTCTGAAAATTCCTTATTGCGCTTGTTTTTGGCATATTTTAAAGCAAATTCGGGATTTTTCATGCCATTTAACATTGATTTTCTTGCTAATAATATGGGTCTTTCACGTAATCGGTCAAGATGTTCTTTAAGATTCGGCGTTTTTTTCATCCAATTATAAAATGTTTCTTTACTGATGTTACAAAAATAACATGCTTCGGCAACTGTAGAATCTAAACTAAAACAATGCTCTAGTCTTTTAATATTAGTATCTGTTAGCTTTGATCTTGTTACTACTAATTCCTTTTGTAGCTGAGGATCAATAACAAAAGGATTGTCGACGGCTTTTAATTCTGCTATAACTGCTTCTTGTTCTTTTTTATCATCCATATATATATAAACTTAATTAATTATATGGGCATTAAGCCCATTACCTTTTACAAATATTAAAATATCAATATTTGTTTAAAGTCCTCTTATATCTTAATTATACCATTTTTTACCATTTCTAGTCAATATCACCCAAAACCGACCCCCTGTAATCGATTCTAAGCGATTTTATTTTCTTTTACGTGTATTATATCCCGATATGTTTAATATTTTAATATAGCCGATTTTAAGCATATTTTAAGCCGACTTATATACATTTATACATCATTTATTTTTTATATACATTTTATATACATCTTTTTTACTTAATATCAGCCAATAATCAAAGAAATGTATAAATGTATACAAATCAAACCCAAAAACCCCGACAAAAGAAAAAAACAAAAAAAGATATATAACCCTTTAGGCTATTATATATTATATTATTATTATATATATATATATACATGTATACAACATGTATTTCCTTCGCTAATGTTAGCAAAATTCTGATGTATATAAAATGTATATAAAAAATAAATGTATACAAGTCATGTTTTAAATTGTGGATAACTTTTTAATTCTTCGTTGGAATCTCTATATTTTATATACATTTAGCTAATATTAAGCAATTAAACATTATCTATTATACTAGACATAACCTAGTATATATGATAAACTATATATATAACCTAATAAAAACAAAAACAAAATGGACAAAAATCAAGTGTTAAGCACTTTAAATAAGAAGATTGATTTGTTAATAATCAATCATAAAACAAAAACATCACTTTATAAGCAACTAACTAAAGAACATAAACACATACTATTAAATAAATAATAATCAATAATCATATGAAAATTAAACAAAAAAGATTATCTTATTCAGGAAATGCTTTGACTGGTGTTAGCTTTGGACTATATCAATGCGAAGATATTTTGCATTTTAGCACTAAACAAGAGATAAAAAGACAATTCATAGAACAATATCATCACGATATTAAAAAAATCCTTGCTGATATAGACGTAAAAATCAAGGGATATGTTTATTTTAGTCCAAGAGAATACAACTATTTGAATGATGATCTTGATTTTCAATTAGTTATGCCTAAAGACCCAGCTAAATATATAAAGTATTTAAAGGCTAACAAGGATAAAATCAATACAGAACTAGCTAAAAACAAGAGCTATGATGGATATATAGCAACCACGATTGACAATGTAGACAAGGAAATAGAAGAAGTACTTAATAATAAGGATATTGATGTTTTATGTCTATCTATATATTTAAAGGATAGAATAAATACTGATTTTAATAATGGGCTATCTTTTGAGAATTTTGATATTTTTGACTGTTTTGTCTATCCATCATCTTATTATAATAATCAATAAACAAAATGAAACATTTTAAATACATCCAATCATACATCAAACTTAACCCAAACACTAAACCACAAAACAAACTTAAATTAATAATTAAATATTGGTTATCTGGTGGCG